CGGTCTGCGTGCTCGACAACATCGTGCGCGTGTTCGTTGTGCCGCCCGCAGCGTTAAACATGATGCGCTTGGTTTCATCCACGCCATCAGTCACATTGACATATCCGCTTGCGCCTTTGGCAACTAAGTGCAGTCCAACAGACGCATCGCCACCTGTTGCCCTAATATGCACAGGGTTTCCTGTTGCGGCATTCTCAATCGAAATCTCGTTTACCGCGCTGGCAATCGACGCCAGCTTTAGCGTCTCGTTGCCGTTGGCGTCATTGATCGTGGCAATGACTGGTGTGACGATTGTCGGGCCGTGAGAAAGCACCACGTTGGTCGTGCCCGTAGAAGTTGAAACGCCCGTGCCGCCGTCCGCAACCGCGAGATCGGTGATGCCGGTGATGCTGCCGCCGGTGATCGAAACGCTCGCCGCGTTCTGAACCGCCATCGTGCCGAGTCCGAGATTGCTGCGAGCCGTGGTGACGCTCGCCAAATCAGAGAGGTTATTGGCGACTTGCAAAAAGTAAGTGTCGTTCTGCGTCGCTGCGCTGCCGAGTCCAAGGTTGGTGCGCGCCGTCGAAGGCGAAACGAGGTCGGAGAGATTCGACGCCTTGGCTAGTTTGTCGCCGTCCAGCTCATTGATTGCGGCCTGAACTTCCGTTGCGACGATGCCGCCCGCTGGCACGTTCGTGATGTTGCTCGCGGTGTAATCGCCATTCGTGGCGGTCACGGTTCCGGTGCGACCAAAGACCGAGGCGACCGCGTCCGTGTTGTCCACCTTCGCCCAGCCATCCGCGCCGTTGCTGATAATCCAGTCGCCGACATTGAACGTGATCGAAGCAAACGTGCCGCCAGTCGTGACAATGTAGTAATCGCCGAGCGTCGTCGTCGCGGGAGGATTCGCCAGCGTCGGCGTATTCGTCGAAGCGTTCCACGTGCCCATGTACGTCACTTGGCCGAGGATGGAATCGGGCAACTGCGTGAGCGGAATCTTGCCGCCAGAGTCGAGCGTGGCGACGCCAGAGTTGGCGCCCTTCTCGGTGCTAGGAATCTTCGACGCCAGATCGGTCACGAGGTTAGTGACTTGCGACTCGGCAATCTGAATGTTTACCGCCGACGCGGCAGTCGCGCGGCCTTTCGAGTCGAGCGTAATGACGACCGCGCTCGATGCGCTGCCGTAGCCGCCAGCCGTGACGCCAGAAATCGTCAGGCTTGGGTTTGGATAGGTGCCGGTGAGATCGCCGCCAGCCGCGCCAGTAGGCGTGCGCGCGTCCGTAAAGCGAGAGTCATCGCCAGCCGCAACGGTGCCAGCAGTCGTGCCGACATCGCGCGTAGCAGAATTACCAAGGCCAAGATTGGTGCGAGCGGAGCCAGCAGAAACCACGTCGCTGAGATTATTCGCGACCTGCAAAAAGTAAGTTGCGCTCTGAACTGCGGCTGAACCGAGTCCGAGATTGGTGCGAGCGTCCGTTGTATTCGATGCTCCGGTGCCGCCGTCAGCGATAGCCAAGTCCGTGATTCCGGTGATCGTGCCGCCAGTGATGGTGACGCTTGCAGCGTTCTGCGTGCTCATCGTACCAAGACCAGTGATGTCGGTGTTTGGTATCGTGCTAGATGCCGTCAGAGCCGCCGTTCCGCTGCCTTTAACGTAACCAGTCAGCGTGGAGGCACCAGTGCCGCCATCTGCCACGGCAAGGTCTGTAATGCCAGAGATGCTTCCGCCAGTGATCGAGACGTTGCCAGCCGATTGAGTAGCGATGCTGCCCAATCCAAGGTTCGTGCGAGCAAGCGCAACAGATGCGACGTCGTTCAAGGAGTTCGCGGCTTGCAGGAAAAAGGTCGCGCTCTCCACCGCAGCCGAGCCAAGCCCAAGGTTTGAGCGCGAGGTGGTGACGCTTGCTAAGTCGCTAAGATTGTTCGCTCGGTAAGCGTAGGTCGTATCTGCGCCAGTAGCGGTAACGCCGAGATTCGTGCGAGAGGTCGTGACGCTTGCCACGTCGCTCAAGTTCGAGGCCTTCGCCAACTTCTCGCCGTCGAGTTCGTTAATCGCGTCCTGCACGTTCGTCGCGGTGATACTACCGGCGGCGGTGTTCGTGATCTGCGTAGCCGAGTAATCTCCGGCGACGGCGGTGATCGAGCCAACGCGACCGAAAACGCTCGTGACGGATTCGCTGTTGTCCACCTTCTGCCAGACTGAACCGTTGTAAATTGCCCAGTCGCCAACCTTCCAGTCGGTGATGCCGTTCAAGTTCGTTGAGCCGTCCACGTTCACGACGTAGTAATAACCCTTGGTGCCGACGCTAGAGGTCAGCGCGGGGTTGTTCGTGGCCGCGTCCCAAGTGCCTTGGTAATTCGTGCCGCCGTCGGCGGAGATTTCGATGAAGCCAGCCGCCGTTGAAATTGCGATGCCGTCGCCCGCCGTAATGTCGGCGTTTACGAACGCGCCATTGCTGCCGATTAGGATTTGACCGTTGGCAGGTGAGCCGGTCAGCTCGGCAAGCGTCGTGCTGTTTCCACTACCAGCCGCGCCGCGCGCCGAGTTGAGCGTCCACTTAGTCGAGGTGCGCGAAGGCTTTTGCGTCGTCTCCTCGTTGGCAACGTAGCTGTCGCCGTTGTAGGCGACAAGATCGAGCTTGTAATAAGTAACACCCGATTCCCATTTGCCACGCGGATTCAGTCCTTTCGGCTCGGCAAACTCTTTTCGCAGTTGATCAATTTCGCCAGCGCGAGGAAAGCGCGAGAGTTCGTCGGTGACAATTTCTTTGACCGCGTTCGGCAGCGCAGATGCAGCCTCGGCGATGCGCGCTTCGGCCTTAGCCAAAAGCGTTTCATTCTCCGCGCGCTCGGCCATCAACACAGAATACTTCGCAGCGGTCGTGTCCTCGAGTTGCACGGACAGCTCGGCGATCTTTTGCTTTAATACGTTGCCGAGCTTTGCGTGCTCGGATTGTGATTCTTGCGAGAGGAACTTTTGCAGTTCATGGCGCATCGCTGGTTCAATCTCGTTTAAGTTGCGCTCGATCTCCACCGAGAGATGCGTGCGGAGTTCCGGCAGCGATTCGACGAGCTTCTTTAGCTCGACGCGCTGAATGATTGCCAGCTCGATGAGGTTGTCGATTTGAGTCTGAGTGTGGATCATGTTATTTGTTTTCAGCTTTAACCGTCTTGCTTAACTCGATGATGGATTTTTCTCCGACGATGCTTTGTTTGATTTCATCGACGCGGCCATTTTGTTTCTTCCGATAATTCTGAACCGCGTCTAGCCACTCCTCTGGCTCCGGTGGTTGCAGCGCAGCAAAACTTTGCCGCACTTCGCTCGATGCTGCTTTGAGTTCTTTAGTGTCCGCCTGCTTGTTTAGTCGCTCAACGATTGCGGTCGCCCACGAGTAGCCCTGATCGCCACCCCAGCCCATCCACGCCTGCCAGCCCTTACCTTGTTCGTCCCAAGTCTCGCCGTTCTTGTCGGACTCGTGACGGTCAAAGTACGCCTTCATGCGGCGCACGGTTTCCTCGGAAAGCGGGCGGCGATTCATCAGATCACGCGCGCGAGCAATGCCCACGCTCGTCATGCCGCGTTGCGAGGCTGGTTTCTTGTCGCGTACTTCAAGAGCGCGCTTGGCGTTGTCGGCGATGGCGACCGTCGGAATGTAAGTGTTGGTCTCGAAATCAATCGTTACGAGTTTGGAGTCGTTTTGAATCTGAGTCACCGGCTCGGCTGGCGCAGGTTCTTGCGACTGGCTCGCCTTCTGAGCTTCGGCGGCGGATGCGCCAACGGCATCGCCCGCAGCGGCGGCGGCAGCAGGAGTGCTAGGCAGCGAGCTAGTCGTGAGACGGATGGCCGTTTCTGGCACGCCGTACTTCGCAGCCAGCTCCTTGACGTAACCAGCTTCGATTGCGATTTGCTCCAAACGCGAAAACGCGTCCGTGCCTTCTTCGGCTGCGATTTCTTGCAGCGACTTCGCTCCTTGGCGGTTCTCGTTCATGTTCGCGGCGGACTCGCGGCCAACGTCGATTGAGAGCTTCGCAGGGAAACGCCATTCGCCCTTCGTCGCACGGCGCAGAGCTTGCACCATCGTCTCGCCCGCAAGCAGCGTCGGAGGCGGAATTTCACCGCGCGCGATGCCGTCGAGGATGACGGCGTCTTTGATCGGGTCGAGAACCTTGTCGGTGAGCACGCCTTGCTGGCGCGTGAAAACACGGTCGGCGGCGGCAAACTCGGCGCGCACGCTTGGGCCTTTGTAGTCCTGCGTTCCGAAAAGCACGCCCTCGGGCACGCCGACGCCCAGCGCAATCTCGTGCATGAGATGCTGCACGAAGCCGGTGAACGCTTGCGATGGACGCGATGGCATTACTTCCACGCGGTCGCTGTTTTGGAAATAGCGAATCATGCCGACCTCCGTTAGCTCGTTCTTTTGCGTCTGGCCGCTCGGCAACGACATGGCTGGGTTTGGCTGGAAAAGGTTGCGCGGATTGGCAACGCCTCGGTCGTTGAAGATCAGCGCAGCTTGTTGCGACGAGAATCGCACGCCCGCTTTTTCGGCTTGGAGAATGTCGTGAAGCATCCGCACGGTCTGAATCGCCGAGTGGAAATCGGTGATGCCTCGGTACTGATCGACGCGGAACGGGTCGAAGTAGTGGCAGAACTGATTCGCTGGAATGTCCTCGGCGCCAAAGTAAACGCCGTTACGATCTACGCGGTAAATGCGGTATGCGATAGGCTGGCCGAAATCGTCGGTGATAATGCCTTGGTAATAGTTGTTTGACTCGACCGCTGCGCTGTTTGGGTTGCCGATGCGCGTCGCCGGAACGAGTTGCAGTTTTAGACCTTCGCCCGCGCGACGAATCACGAAGCCGCAATCGCCGTCCACTGGACGCTCCTCGGCTGCGAGTTGCACCAGCTTCTTGAACGTGTGTCGATTGGTCACGTCGCAGTTCTTGCACCACTCGTGAAAATAGTCGCTGACCGTCTGATTGTAGTCACGGTCGCCGGTCGTCGGCGAGTATTCGTGCGGCGTGAGATAAAGACCGAACTTGCGCGAGACTTCGCGCGCTTCTGGGCTGTTCTCGATTAGGTCGCGCGCCTCCCACATCATGACGACGCGGTCGCGCTGATTCTGCGTGCTCTCGGCGGGTTGTCCGTATTGCTTCGGAGCGTAAAGACGATTAGTGCGTGCAGCGTTATACTCGAAAAGCGATTTCTGCACGCGAGCTTCCAGACGCTTCAACGCCCAAGTCGGCGCAATGTTTTCTAGCGCGCGGTCAATCCACGGCTGATTTTTGACTAGTTTAGACGCGTCGAAGTTCTCGTGTTCCATGTTTGTGTTTAGTTACCGTTGAAAGAAATAAAGACCGTATCCGTTGAAGTTCCATTCACGTCATTGATCGCGTCCTGAATGTTGCCCAACATATTATTGAGCTGCGCCAAATCCGCGCGCGATACGCTTTTGCCGTTGAGCGAGTAGCTTTGATTTAACAGCACGGCTTGGATGGCATCGAGCGTCTTTGTTTTGAGCGTCGCCAGCGTCGCGCCATCGAGTCCGAGAAATGGGTTGTCGAGCATTTGCTAATGCGCGGAACGTCAAAAGGTCTTACTCTTTCGGCGGCGTGTAGCGAACCACATTCGCAATCGTCGCCATGCAAAGCATCATGGCCGAGGTGTCGAGTCCGTGGTTGGGCGCGTTACTTTTTACCTCACGCCATTCCCAGACGCCTGTCCGGATCTCGACCTTTGACTCGCCTTTGAGGTGTTCAAGATAGAGCGGATTGACGTCTGCTGGCATGAGCCATTTGAGGTCGCCTTTGTTTTCGAGCGCGTTCGCCAAGATGTCTTTGAAGTAATCGCCGCTCCAATCGTAG